TCGGATGGTACATCATCAAAATACAAAGCATCGCCGGAAATATACACCGATCCTATTGTATCATCATAATCCATATTCATTGACATCCGAACGTTTAGGTCAGGGTCAACATTTGCTAAAAGGGCAATCAAGTCACGTACTAACATTTTCTTCTCCTTGTTTTCTCACTATGAATACAGTATAACTGGATTCGGTAGGATTGTCAAGTGATTTTGGATTTTCCATATATTAGCATCATGATATCAAGGGCACAATCGTCAATCGGATTGTGCTTGGTCACGTCCACATCATAATTGAACTCAGGATGGTCCACCGTGCAGTATCCATTGGTCGAGCCTGTCAGAAAATCTATTGCTGTTCTGACATCACGCCAACGTGGGTACGGGAAAATCGGCTCAGTACCTACCTTGTGCTCTATTGAATGCAGCATTACACCATCGAGGGATCCACGTGACCACACATAGGACTTATTGTCTTTTTTACTACTCGCCCAGGTGCGTAGGGTGTCCAATCCTTCCTCTACAGGTACGTCGGTAGGTGATGGTATCAGTGACATGGTCCTAGCGTTTAGGCATTGCTTATCCCACCAGGCGATGGTATCCTTACTGATTCTCCTATTCAGTCTGGTGGCTTGATCCTTTACGTCCAATTTGATGAATAGGGCCGACTCCTTCAACTCTTTATAGGTCGGGTTGGTCCGTGGATCAAAATGGATACAGGCCATGGAGAGAATCACGGAATCGGATTCTACTCCTAGGGTTTCAACGTCAAACATGAACATGGTTATACCACTCCAAAATGTTTTAGTAAATCTTCAGTATGTTCGCCTTGCCTTGATTCCCAGTAATCTACTCTCTTGGCACATTCACGCACAATCAACTCGGCGAACTCTTGCATACGGTCTGGTGTGGCCACATAGTATGACCCCGCATCAAAGTCGGCAGTGCCTATCTTGGCCTGCAGAACCAACTGTCTAATTTGTTCGTTCATAATTACACCTTAGCGTATGGTTTGTTCCACTTACCGATATTCACTGACACATACCAACCCACGTTAAAGTAATCGGATTGGACATCAGACTTATCCCAATTACCGTCATTCATAGCAGGGATTACCTCGGCCAGGAAGGCACGTGTACGACCTTCAAAATGAGATTTGTAGTGGTATGGATTGACTTGAATACCGAATTTTGCAGCATCTTCCGTATTACCATAATCCTTGTACATATCAAGGGCACCTTCTTTGATATTCAGCACCAGTGTAGAGTGGTGATTAACTGCCAAAGAACCTTTGACTTTGTATTTTTTCAGAATTGCCTTGACTTTCGGTGCAATCTTCGCTTTCAACTCCTGGGATACGTATGCCATAATATATTCTCCTGATTACAGATTAATTTGAATTTGGTACAATGTAGTATACGAATAATAGGTTCGACCTACGCCCTTCACGCCGCAACGGATGCAGGATTCTAGTGCATCCAGAACAAACTTATTAACATGGATTTTGTCGCCAACACCACGCTTAATTTGTGCTTGGGTTGTGTAGAATGATATATCATTCACAATAACTCGGACTTTCTTACTCATCATATTCTCCTATCGTTTCATCAATAGGTCTATTATCGCTGGAATCGGAAGGATTGTCAAGTGGAGGTTGTTGCGGTTTTACAACAGGATGTGGCGGTGGTGGTGGCAGTTCGGCAGATAATAGCACAATAACAACACCGACCAGAATGAGAATTATTTCACCAATGATAACAATGAACCAGGTCATTTCAGAGGTATGATAGCCTTTGTCTTAACGCAAATATAATCGGACTTGGTGGCTATAAGTGTACCGTTGGCCTCGGCACATTGTTTGGAGTATTCTGACCGTTCCTTATATAATCCAAATACCAGTATAGGAACAAGGCAGATTAACCCTGCCCATAAACCCATCATTATTTGTTTATCATTCATTTATTTTCACCTTCGACACAATAACCACCAACAAATTGGTATACATTAGAATCCATTCTCACTTGCTCATAAATTTGGTTGTCAACACATTTAAATGGATCACGGTAGTTCTGTGACCAATAGAACACACCGTAACCAATACCACCTAGTACCATCAGAATAGGGATATACTTCAGGAACTTCACAATGCCTGGCATCATCTCTAATAGTTTTGGTAATAAGTTTAGCAGTTCTTTCATTTTTTCTTTTTAGCCAACTTGTTTTTTGCTATCAATGCGGCACGGTCCAGGGCTTCTTTTTCTTCCCTTGCCTTCTTTGCTTTGGCTTCTGCTGCTGCCAGTTTAGCACGGTCCTCATCCGCTTTACCAATCAAACCTTTAATCAATAATAGGGTTCGGGCTTTTTCACGGTCGGCAATAATCTTAACCGCTTCCAATTTGCCTTCATAGGATTTGGCACCATCAAGCAAACCTTCAACAATATCCAGTTTTTTCTTGGGTTTGAGTTTTTCTAATTTTTTCTTGAGGTCGTCGGTATCGTCTGCCATGATACCATATTTATTCTATATTGGGTAGTCTGGTTCCTTACGTGCCTGTGTCTGGAGTTCCTTGATCCGATCCTCTAGCACACCGATGGTAGTATTAAAATGCCCGGTACCTTCCGATTGTGGCTTGTAATAGAATCGACGGAGAGTTTCGGCCTCATTTTGTAGGACGGCAATATATTCTTCACGACTGGTAAAAAATTGTCTCATAATAATTCCTATTTTAATTGGATTGATTGTTGTGGACGTACCCATTCACCTGCACCTTGAAGGTCTTTACCTACACCTGTCAGTATGCCAGAGGTGGTATTACATGCAGCCAATAATAGCAGCATTATGGCTAATACAATTTTCATTCTATAACTCCTTCACCAATATATTTTTTGAACCCATTCATATCTTCGAAAAAATTAGCAACCAATCCACACTTGCCTGGATTGTCCCGCATCTCACGTGCCGATAGTTTTTCATGCCGACCCCATATCACATCAACACCCTTTATTGACCACTGGGAGTTACACATCTCGGATAGTGGCAGGAAGTGGACACAATCCTTACAAAATTTTACACTCACGACACACCTGTCCAACGAACACGGTTGATATAGGATGCTTGGTCGTACACATTACCACGTATAAAATTACGGGCTGGTGCGTTATAACTTGCGGCACGCCATATATTACCATTCTCTTTCTCAACAAAGCAGAAGGTGGAACGACTACCGCCACCAGAAATGGTGTCAATTCTCACATATTTTTTACCTGGCGCAAACTCAACGCCAAACTTATCTTCGGTGCAATCTATATCTTTAAGGAACTTAGCATAGTCTGCCACGATCACATCTTTCAAACCAATCAGGGCCGTAGCCAATTCATTGCTCACATTCATACCATTTCTCCATATTCATTTGCATCATTATCATAGGATTGTGCCGCATACATCATCGCTTGGTGCTCTGCATACATTGTATCCAACGCCGCTTCATCCTCTTCACTTATGCCCACAGAGGCCAACATACTTGCTAATTCATTAATTTCATTATCTTCCATGGCAATAACCCTCTCCAAATCATCATCAATAGGTTCTATTATACTGGTATCCTGGACTTTGTCAAGCATCTATTTCCTCCTCTACCGGTGCGTTTTCTTTTATTTTGATAATGGCTATCAAGTCCCGTATATGCGGCCAGTCCTCCCGCTCCCTGTACGTTCCAATGTAGAATCCACGAATGGTTGTCATACCTCGGAGCATCTCAGGATTGGAAACATAGACAAAATCATAACTAAAACCTTTCATTCGCTTTCTGATAACAAAATCTTGGAACTCCTGATAATTACCAGCAATAACAAAAAGTTTCATTCTTGACATCAAGCCTCCACACAATAGCCAGCATTGATCAAAGCCTTTGCTGTACGACCATATGATCCTTGCATCTCCCATGCTAAGCCAGAATTAATCAATTCCTGAAACAAATCGATGATACCTTCTTCATCCAATTCGCCTTGTTCGTAGGCAATAACTTGATTTATCATAGTCATTACTCAACTCCTTCACGTTGATCCATCATCTCAAACAAAATAAATTTGGCTACATTCAACTGCTGGCGAACTCGTTCCGACTGTCCACGCTCTGTCAATTCCTGACAATCACTAAGAATACCTGCAACTACCATTTCCAAACCACTTAACTTTGCGGTAATGCTTTCCATATACTGCTCACGGATGTCACTCTCGGACATACCAAACATTTCTTTACTCATGTAATCTCCTATTTAAAAACTATCAGTGCTAACAACACGCTATTAAAAAAGAAACCCACTGCATTACTTATAATATACAGTTTATCATTTCTACCTAATGCACGAATCAAGAACAAGAACAAACCTGCCCAGACCATCAACACCATACTAACTGGTGGAAGTCTATCGTTATAACCAAGTATCACACCGAGACTTGTTGGTAATGTCGCAGCATGTATCAGTACCATACCAACCCAACCACATAACTCACTTACATCGAACTTACTATTTTTTGCTTTCATTTCAATCTCACTTTCTATACTTACAGTATAGTCGGAATCGGTAGGATTGTCAAGTGGATGGTGTATTGTTGTAAAAAAACGACACCGAAGTGTCGTTTTCTGTTATCTATTTGGAAACTTTCGCTTCCTCCATAGTGATTTACGTTGCTTTTCTTGCATCTTTTAACTCCATAATATATTTGGTCCAGCGTGTAGGAATCGAACCCACATTAAAGGAGTAGAAATCCTCTGTATTATCCATTATACTAACGCCAGTTAAATTGAACCACCGGGTCCATCTTTTGGTTTATCAACTTCAGTCTTACGCCATTGTGCTGTATCAACAGGTTCACCAATATGCAATGATGTTAAACTTTCTTCTGCTCCAATATAACCTTTAAGGAATGTATTGAATGATAGACTTATCCGTGTGTCTTTACTTTCTGTTTGTTCTACCATATGTGTCAGGTAAGATGGAAATATTACCATATCACATGTGCCCACATTGAACCACCATGATTCTGAATTGAATGGATTGAATCGTTCACTGGGTAATGATATACGCTTATAACCATTTCTATAGAAATAGATTTTATCTTTTTCTGGATCAGCATTAATATACAGTACACCTGAGATATAACTATTAGGATGCTCATGCTTATGATGAAATTCACCTGGTTGTGTGAAATTCATCCATGATTGTGTAATGTATGCTTCAACTGGATTATATGGTGCTTCTATGCTTTCCATATAATGATTGACATAAAATTGAATAAATGATTTTACACCTGCCATTGCTGGATCATTCAATACATACCGATCCACACTTGTGGTGTTACCAGTATTCTTGGTTACATTCTGCGAACACTTTTGTACGAATGCAACCTCAGCATCAGTAAATTTACGTGGTAATTTAGAAAATACCACAGGTGTGGGAAACAACTGATTAACAGTTGGTTCAGGATACATTGTAATTGTGCTTTTCTTTACTTGGTCGACCGTATCAATCACTTGGTCAATTTTTTTCTTTTTTGTTGACATTTTCTTCTCTTTCAATATCTAACCATAAGTAGGTTGCTGTTTCATCAATCACTCGTTGCGACCACATCTCTTCATTTTCCAATACTGGCATGTCATACTCATCGGACATCCAAGGTTTATTTGTATTTGCTTTCGAAGTATTCATTTGCTTTAAACTTGGCTTCTTCTAATGATTCTGCAACTATCTTTACAAATGCAAAATCACCTGAAATACTCATATCATATGGTACAGGTCCATCAAATTCGAAGTTTTTTGGAAATGGTACCATTACCTCATACTCATTAAGATTCTTGATGCGGTCCATAACTTTATCAAACTCGGTCGTCATATTCACCACCTCCATACATTACATGATACATCATTCGTTTCACGGTGTCAACTCTTTGAGTGGTATTCTTTGCACCCATCACAACTATTACCTGATGATGCATTTCATTTTTTACTGGGTGTTCGACCAATATGGCAACACAGAATCCTGCTGGATTAGTAAAACCTGTTTTACTCAATAATATGGAATCAAACTCACGCAACAGGACTCTGTTAGTATTACTTAGTACAACTGATCTATTCTTACGTTTGACTTGGATCAAAATAGTTGATTCTTTTTTGGTAGATATATCACGTATCATTGGGTAGAATGCTGCACCAACTACCAAATGTGATACTTCCTCTGCTGTACTCACATTGCCATTATCCAGTCCCGTAGGATCATTGAAATGTGTATTCTTTAGTCCCATCATGATTGCACGAATATTCATATCGGTTATAAATTTCTCACGACCACCTGGGTAATCTGCTGCAATTGTTTCTGCTGCGCCATTATCTGATTTGATTAGCATAGCATGAAATAACTCACCACGGGTATACTCACGGCGTGGTAATTTAGAACCTGCTTTGGAACTCAGTGTCAGTTTCTTTTCCATGTTTGTGGAATGATCTAATGCCACAACTGCGGTCATTAGTTTGGTGATACTTGCCAATGCACGAACCTGCTCAATGTTTTGACCTTTGATAATATAATCTTGCTCTAAGTCCACATGGATAATGGACATGTGATGTGTTTGTTGTACCTGTGGTTTATGTTTATGCTTTACTGGTTTTGCTTCTACTGTTTGTACTACCAATAGGCATATCAATACAACAAAGACCAGCATCTCAACGACGGTCATTTGTTTTGCATTGTACCAATTCTCTATGGCGTATTGGATATCCAATAGTTTATCTTTTATATTCATACTTGTATTGTAATTTGTTTTGATTTGTTTGTCAAGTTACCATTTTTCGGCACGATCCCATGTGTGATCATACTCTGAAACATAATCGGTAACATCTGGTATACCTACCGCATAATCATCTACACCTACCTCTTCCCAATCTAGGCCTTTCCTTATTGCGGTAGATATCCTAGAGGACTTCTCACGGGTTGCTGCACCCTCTGGTGTTTGATGATACTCGGTAAGTTTTTGTGAACGTACTGCCTTATCTTCTTCGGTGTGCTCACGAACATTACCACAAGATCGTGAACAAAATGGTCCACGTTTCTTGTGTTGTATTCCACATCTAGGACAAGTTTTTTGAATAGGCATGCATTAGAAATTATCATTCACTGTTGTCGATTCCATTTCATTTTCTATGTATTCGCATAGTATATGACCTAATATCAAATGACCTTCTTGAATTTGCGGTGTGCGTCTTGATGGTACTGCAATATAATAATCTGAGAATTGCCTCATCCAGGTTGTTTTCAGACCTGTAAATGCAACATTGACCAGTCCGAGTGTACGACCAATCTTCATTGCTTCTAGGATATTTTCTGATTTGCCAGATGTGGACAAATAGATTGCCACATCACCAGGTTTTGCAAGTGCTGATAGTTGACGAGAGAATATTTCTTGAAAGTGATAATCATTGCCAATAGCAGTGATTGCTGACGTATCAGTATTCAATGCAAGGGCAGCATATGGTTTACTGAAACTCATAAAGTGTCCAACCAATTCTGCTGCAAGGTGTTGTGCCTCTGCTGCTGAACCACCATTACCCATAAAGAATATTTTATTACCATTGCGAAGTGCAATGATACATGCCTCTGCTGCTCTCTTTAATTCGGTAATTGGTGCGGGTATATTGTTTGATGCGAAAGTCTCTTCTTTGTTCATAAACAAATCGGACAACATCCGCTGGGTGTTAACCAGTTTATCCACAAAATTCATAATAACTCCTAGACTGATTCAAATACGTGTTGTGCGTTACATGTGGTAATGAAGTTGATGAATGCTACTGCTTCATCCTCATCCTGATAATATCTAATAATTGTTTGTGCTGTATATTTGGAAACTATCATTAATAAAATGTAGTGGTCACGATAGGTGGAGAACTTAATCCACCACCCATTGCGACTCACTGGATACCAAAATCTGGTCTTAGACTCAATTTCCAGCCTTAGTTTTGTTTGTTTCACTTTTGAGGATTTTTTTTGCATCTTCAGCCATATTTTGATTTAAAGTTACTGCCTTCTTTGTGTATGTAGTAAACTGATTATCTGTGATGGAATCGAAGTATGCTATAGTATTATCTATTAATTGTTTGTTAAAGTCAATAGTTTTCACTGCTGCTTCCTCTGCTTTGCGGTTAAGATCATTAAAGGTATAAAATACTGGGAATTGTGGTTGATTTAAAAACATTGTAGTTTCCTTTTGTAGTTGAATTCATTGATTAATTGTTCCACATCTGCCGTATTCTTTGGATTGTGTGAGCAGATATAATACTCTATTTCAGTTATTTGTGGTCTTGTGAACCATTCTATCATCTTCTTGAACATTATGCAACCCTCCTATGATATTATATAGCATAGAAATGCTGCATTGCAATATTTTATTTAGTGATATCTGATATTTGGAGATTGGCCAAATGGGCACGGCGTATCTTACACTGTACCCAATCATTATAATACTGTGGAGATAATAAGGCATCTCTGGCAAATATTTCTTTTGTTTCGAGGTACGAACATTCCGATTTAGTCTTACAAAGGTGAAGGATAGTCCTTACGAACTTATCCTCACCTAGGATTGAGACATCTTCTTTGAGTGTTTCGTTGGAACCATAATAGGTTTGCCAGTCTGAAGGCTTTCGGATCTTTTTTCTTTTACCGTTGACTTGCTTGTAGCCAGCCTGTGTAAAGTATTTGCGTCCAATATATTTTCTTCCTGTAATTGTGTTTTCTATCATGTAGACAAAACCAAAACTCATTCCGTCATCGATATATTCACTGTCACATAATAACCATTTCATAGTTATTCATCATCCTCATCGTCATCAAAGTCTTCCTTCTCAAGAATCAAATACTCACCACAGAATGGGCAGTGAGTAGGATCCGATTCGGTATACATCTCATTGTATGTGATGGTGAATTCTGAACCACATGCTGAACATTCGTGCTGGAGTTTAATCATCTTTACCACACTTTGCTTTCTTGGATTTGCCTAATGCACCTAGATCGGCAGTCCATACTTTTGGTTTAGCATTCTTATCTACACCTTTAGGCATAGGAAATGAAATGCCTGTGCGTTTTTCTACTTCAGCAATCGACACTTGACCTAATGTAATATCAGTTGGTTGTGATTCTTTATGCTCATAGATGAATGCTAGTGCTTCGTTTGTTTGGGTGTCAATGACAATCTTAAAGAGAGCCGAAGGTACAACCACATTACTCTTACCAATCTTTTTAGCCGAAGGTATGTCATAAATGTCTCCTGGAATAACTATCAGTTTATGGTTACGTTGTACTGCCCATGCACGAACGTTTGATTCTAATTGTTTCCATACACCACGATTTAGATTAGGCAATTGTGGTGACATGTTGGTCATGAGAAATGATTCCCATTCTACCTGTTGATTGTATGATTGATCACCATCAGGTACCAAATGGCCTTGGTCATATCCAGTACCGGCATAATCTGTTGGTGATGCTTTCTTACCAAGTGCTAATGAATTATCTGCAACGAATGCATTGGTACGTGCAATACAACCAAGTGCTGTTGTTGCATCGATTGAATAGGATGCCCATACAGGAATCTTTGCTTGATTATCATGCATGGTAACATAACCACTACGACAAATTACTGTTGCATCGGGTTTAGTTACTGTTGGAATACCATATGGTGCATGGACTGCACATTGGTCAATTGGTAGTGGAGGTTTTTGTTCCCACGCTAAGGCATGTTGTGCTGCGAATAATAAAAACAAACTAATAATCTTTTTCATATACTTTCCTTACATATTTGGTTATATACATCATTTCTTGCTGTGAATGGTGTTAGCAATTCAACCGTATATGCTCCAAATTCATGTGATGATTTAAATACCAAATTTTCATTCACATCAACATGCCACTCGAACAAAATATACAGATTGCCTTCATTACAATTCATAACTCCGTAAGTATATATCTTGCTTACTTCCGTCTTTAATGCATCACTGTAGTATGGTTTCTTGTATGCGGTAACAGCATGGAATTCATACATTGGTTGATTCTTATTCTTGAACATTCCTTTTTCTAGGTATAATAACCAATCGGCTCTTTCTGCTCCGAGAACCCATTCTTGTTCAACAAAAGGAATTTTAGTAGGACCGTTTTGTAATTCTACAAAAGGTAAACGATATGAGTCTGATGCCTGCGCTAGGACTGCTATCAGTGATGCAATCACAAAGAAAAATAGGCGTTTCATGGAATCTCTCCCCTAAACGCCTATTTAGATGCTCTTTGACATGACGCCTCAATTTTAAAACTTTTGAATTTTACTGTGTATGTTAGTGTAGATTTTGCATATTCACATGAATGCTGGTCAGGAAACTCCAGAGTCATTCGTGCTGGTTGATCGCTTGGATCGTTTATGTGAACTGCTATCAGTATCATCAACCACATTATCGTTCTCCCGTGTCCATGGAATAATTTCCCATCGCCCATCATGGTGTTCAACTAATGCTGTACATGATTCAACCCAATCACCATCATTCATATAAACTACACCATCTATTTCTTTTATCTCTGCTTTGTGTATATGACCACAGATTACACCATCATAACCTTTCTTCTTACAGTAACCAGCAAGATTCTTCTCGAAATGAAATATAAAATCTATTGCCCGTTTAACCCGTTGTTTAAGATAAAGGCTAAGAGACCAATAACCAAAACCAAGTCGATGACGGAACCAATTGAATCGAGAATTGAGAGCAAGTACGAAATCATATGCTTTATCTCCTAGTATGGATAACCACGGTGCTAATCGTGTGATGCCATCAAATAAATCACCATGTGTGATAAGATATCGTTTACCATCAGCACCAATGTGTTCACATTGATTTGTAATTTCCATCATTCCAAAACCCAATCCATAGTGTAGATAAGGTCTAAGAAATTCATCATGGTTGCCTAGAACATAAACAACCTTTGTGCCACGTTTAGCATGATTAAGAACATTGCGTACCACATTGGTATGTGATTGCTTCCAACGCCATTTGTTTTCTTTGATTTTCCATGCATCAATTATATCGCCAATTAGATATAATGATTCACATGTATTGTGCTTGAGAAAATTATTCAGATGCCCAGCCTTGCAATCTTTCGAACCAAGGTGGACATCTGAGATAAAGATACTGCGGTAGGTTTTATCCATTATAGTTTCTGGTTACGGATCCAGAATCACCATATCCCGTGATCGATTTGTTT